GGCCTTTGGGACCTCTTGCGGCAGCGCAGTTGTCGGATTAGTAAGCATTCAAGTTTCCTTTAAAGCCAGGTTTGGAAGCCAATGGAAGTTTTGCCTTCAGTGCACCCATGTCTAACGTCGAGGCATTCTTTGACTTCTTCTCTGCTTCCTGCCTAGCGACTTCCGCTTTGACTTCTTCTAGCTCTTTCTTCTGCTCCTCGTACTCTTCACCTTTTTTGAGCAGCTTCAGGAGCCGTTCATGTTCTTCGAGGAAGTTTTCGAGTGACATGCTCACTCTTCCGTCTTTAACTTCGTTTTCCATGTTAGCTCCTTTCTTAAATTGTGCCTGGGATGCTTTCGCAGAGCCCAGGGCTTTGTAAAACTACTGCTTAGGCCGCGCTTGCACCAATGAGTTCGATGGCACGATCCGAATCCAGAACAGGGAACACCGCATAGGTTTTCCAACCAATGCTCCCGTTGAGGTTTAACGGATCGGCAACACCTGAATCCCCAGGCTGATGCACGATCTTCTGAATCCCTTGGTTAGCAACGTCAACTGCACCGAAGGATTCTTTCCCGAACACCCAACTGTGATAAGTAACAGCCGCAGGATTACCCGCGCCCAATCCAGTCAGAACGTTCTGCGATTCTTGGAAACGAATGTTGTACAGCTTTCCAAGTTCGCCAGCCAGAGCCTTTTCATGCACTTTGTCAATTGAAATGTACTTATTCAATTCGATCCAGCCGCTAACAGCTGTATCGCTCTGAAGGTCAAAGGACGTATTAGGATGAACGATCCCATGATACGTACCATCTTCAAAGGGCATAACAGCCTTCGCTCGGAGATGAGCAGAGGCTTTTCTGAAGTCAACACCCGCCGTAACGACGGAAACAGTCCCTTCAGTGTTTGCCACACCAGTATACTGCAAGGTCATGTTACCGGAAATCGCGTTCCGACAAATCGTGTCGAGGGACAATCCAGCCTGGTATCCCAGAACGTCATGGATTGCTTCGGTGATATTGTCATACGCTTCCAGCATTAAGCGGTCAGAGTAGGCCACATACGCGCCGTACTGAACGGGCGTACATAGAATTTTCGTGCTCTGCCACACAAGACCAGAGGGGTTAACACCTTCGCCAATAGGAGACGTAACAGCCGCCTGATTAACTGGTCGGAGGAACTGAATCTGCGTACCGCTGCCCTTCGGCAGGGTTCGCTTTTCCGCGTTCTCTTGGAAGAACAGGGAAAACATCAAGCGGGTAAGGAGCTTGCGATCATAGAAGATCGCTGAAGCGTCATTAAGACCGCCTGTGCTTGTAAGGTTTGTATTTAAAGGCATTTTAAATATCCTTGATCAAAAATACTTGTGAGCGCAATATCTCATGCAAGTTGTACTAGAACCAGGTTTGACAGCCGTAAAGCCGCTGCCGAGTTTCGTTCGCTTCGGGGTTGTCCACATGCACAACTTGTCCGTTACTAATGGACACTCTACCTTATCCTGTACAACAGGGGGTTTGCTTTTACCAATCAACTTGTCCTCATAAGCGGGGATGATTGGTAACTTGTGTCACGTTAAATGGTTGCAGAGGGTGGACTTGCACCACCGACCTACGGATTATGAGCCCGTCGCGCTACTACCTGCGCCACTCTGCTAAAATCGTGCCAGGACGCTTGCGCGGAGCCTGGACTTTTGAAATTTACTGCTGAATCTGCTGCTGAATCAACCAGTCTCTCTGTTCGTTCAAACTCATCTTCTTAAACGCCGCTAAGTGGTCGCTAGGAACTCTCCCCGCGCCCTTTCCTACACCAGCAATCGTACCGCCTTTGTTCTCTTCCGCTAATGCTTTCTGCGCGTCTCTCGTCGCTTCTTCTCTCGCTGACTTTGCAATGGCATCTTTTTCTTTAGCAAGTGCATCTGCCAACGCTGCTTTGAAGTCCGTCTCTGAGTACGTCTTTTCAACAGGAGCCGGAGGAGTGACAGGGGCTGCGACAGCCGGAGACTCTTGTAACGCCAACTCGTACAGCGCGTCAAGAACTTCACCTGCTGGCTGCGTGTAGTCAACTCTCGGATCACCCTGACCTGCCGGACCTTGCGCGATCTTCACAATGACGGGGTAGAGCCTATTCCATTCTGGATAATTCTCTTTGTCATGCTCTCTACGAACCCGCTCGTACGCTGTGTCTTTTGCTTTAGCTTCTGTGGACAACTGGTCTAACTTTTCTTTCATTTCTGCGGTTGCGTTCTCTCGTTCTTCTTCAACTAGCTTCTGAATCGCTTCTGGATTCTTAGCAAGCTCTTTGTAGTCAATCGGCTTCTTTGAAAGACTTGCAAGAAGTTTATACGTCTTTTCCTGCTCTTCTTTGATGGCTCTCAGTTCTGCTTTGACTTTGGCGTTCTCCTGAGCGACTCGCGTATTCCATTTGCGAAGCTCGTCAGGATCATTTGGGGCTCTCTTAACTTCAGGCTTTACTTCTGGTTTGACTTCAGGTTTCTTCTCTTCAACCTTCGTTTCGGGTTTGACTTCAGCTTTTGGTTCTGGTTTCGATACTTCTGCAACTGGCTTCTCTTCAACCTTCGGTGTTTCTTTTTCCAACTTCTCTAAAGCTTCTGCTCGTTGCGCGATTGTCGCCGGATTAATGACTGACATTCCCTGACTATCCATTTTGTGTCTCCTTTTGCTTGTCGATTGTCGCTGTTAGGCGGTCGGGCGTAGGACTACCAAGCTCCTCCTACTGTTCGATTCCTAGTGCTTTCTTCTCTGCCTGTACTGCCTTAAAATGATCGTTGATGCCTTTGGCAGCAATGTTTCCTGCCAGGACTTGACCGTTGATCCAATTGCGAAGTTTGATGAGTCCCTGCACTTGGTAGACAACTTTCTTATGGTCTCCATCTGGGTCATTGAATATTGTGTTCTTGGAATCAGAGATCACACTATCCATGTACCGCTCAACTTTTTGGTACGCCGGATGCCTCTTCAAATCTTCAAACATAGCACCCTCATGCGCTTGCGTTTCAAGATTCGACAGCTGCTGAAGAATCTTTGTCTCTTCTTCAGTATTGTATTCGTCTTTGGACATCTCCTCAAAATCCATTAGACGGCCTCCCCCCGTTTCTCAAGTTCGTCTCGGAGAATGTGATAGTCTCGATCAACAATCTCTTCGGCGTTTGGTAGATTCTTAAAAACTTCCAGCAGCCCTACTCGAATTCTCTTTAGCTCTTCTGTGGACTCTGCCCTTATGATCCCCTCCGCTAAGGACACTTTCATTAATAGCTCTCCTTCAAACCTTTGACAGTCCCTTTCACCTCATTCTTGGACCGCACATGGTATGGTAGTTTCTTGCCTTTTGGCGTTGCTTTAGCAAACTCTTTCGCCACCTTTGGTTCTTTCATCCACAAATATCTGCGCTGTGCTTCAGACGCAAAAGGCATTACAGCCCTCCCTTGCCAGATTGAATACCTGGAAGGTTTACAACTGTTCCACCTGCGGGGCTGTTCAACTGCTTTACAATCCCTGCTGTTCCTGGTACAGGCCCAGGCGTAGACGCGGCTGCTTCAGCCAAAATCTGCTTTCCTGCCGTAGCGGAAGGAAGTTCGCCAGGTTCAGGAGTCGGAAGCGGTTGATTGGTAGTCAACCCCGCTAAAGGACTCGGACCAGCTGGCGGTGTAGGCGTAAGACCCTTCGCACGAATATTCTTCGGATCAAATCCCATCAGGTCCCAAATTTGTTTCAGGATGATGTCAATTGACTGAGGCTCAAGCTGGTTCTGAGCCAGTGTGAAATACGTAGACATCTGATTCACTTTCTGGTCTCGCCCAATCATCTCACTGAGCACAGTCATTTTGAAACTGACACCCGCTGCTGTTCTGATCATTGCCGGAGTCACAATGGCGGGCTCTGGGAACAGATGACCATAGAAAGCGCGAATTACTTCAGAATTCGTAAGGTACTGCAAGTCGAGCATGTAGCACAGACGAAGAACGTGCTTGATGCCTTTATTCTCAATCGCTTTGGCAGCAGTAGCAAATTTCTCCATCGCTTGTGACACAGCCACTCTTGCGACCCCTAGGCCAACAGTCTTTCCATTTTGCTGCATGTCGTCGATACTACCAGTAAGCTGCGCTGGCACGGTAGCATTGAAAATGTCCTGTTCTATGGCCTGAACGTCTTGGTACGCCGATCCAGAGACATCTCCACGCTGAATGGGCTGTAAGTTGTTCATGTCGTCAACTAGGACAACTCCGCTAGGCTGTGAAGAAACTTTCTCAATGTCAATGCTCGTGTCTGTAGAAAGCACTTTGTACATCTGGTTGATTAACAAATTGACGTTATCCAACCGCTGCCGTCTAACCAAGTTCGCTTCGTTTTGTAGACTTAAAACTGGTTCGATTAACCCAATGCCAAACCATTCCAACGGAACTTTACAGAAGTTGACTTTAACTAATGGCACTTCTTGGTGGTCAAATGGATTAGGCACGGCGCGAACAACAACTTGTCGATTCGCTATGACAATTTGGCATGGTTCTGATTTTCCATCTCCGTCTAAATCCCAATAGCCCCAGACCTCGATTAATTCAATATCCCTTGACTTTACGGTAGAAATTTCGCCTCTGGCTGTCTTTCTCCATTGCCGTGTCTCTTGGAACTTGGCAGAAGTGCCAGATGACATTGCCATATCTTTGTTCGCAAAGTAAGGCTGCGGTCCATCACATAACCTTTCAAAATCTTCTCGCAACATGAACTTACGAATCATCACACTGGGCTGATCCCCGACCTCTGGGTGATCCTGGCAGGGGAACACATCGAGTACGTCCAGCACAGAAATCTTCGGTCTGCGTCCTACAATATCATATCGTTTTTCAGTAACGTATTCTGTTTTCTGTTGGTTGATTCCATTGTCGTCAACAAACTTCATGGTCTTGGGTGTGCGGCTAATCTTCCAAGCCCATTTGACTTCCCAATCGACCCAGAAATAGCTGGTTCCGTATAGGAGCAGTTGCTTCAAAAACGTCTCGTATTTGTCGTCAAATTCGTTTTGGTCGAACTGGTCGCCAAGGAGGTTCTTCACATTCTTGGCTATCTCTTCTTCATTTACGTCTTTTGCTTCCACGTCAAATAGGTTATCGTTGCTAGAAGTAAAGCTGATTAGCTTAGGGGTTGCGGCTTCAATGATTTGAAAAACTAGCGGGATGAACACCTTGCTGCGGGTAGGAGTGCGGGAGGCCACCTGGCCTGACATATACGAAACGTAAATCTGCCACCACAGTAACTCATACGCCCTACGCCAATTCTCTCGTTCTATTAATTCCCCTATTGATTTCGATACGATTTCTTTCTGCACACCCATTGAAAATGATTCAAGAGATTCTTCATCGGTCTTTGAGCCTTCAGGGGCATAAATCTGGATAGGGCTTTCGCCAGTGATCTGATCAATTTGGTCACGCCCTTCGGCGTTTTCGATGTCCTGCAACTGGTCTTTTTCTTCGCCGTATTCCATTATTCGTCCTCTGAAGAGATATTTGTAAACGGTTTGTACTCAAAAAGTTCGTTTGGCTCTTTCTCTGCTTTTCGCGCAGCTGGCCTTTTGTTCATATCAAGCGGATCAAAACTGGTTGATTTTCGCCAGGAATTTCGACTCGATCCACCTACACGCACTAGATCGTAAATTCCGGCTAAATTCTTACTAAATCCGTATCTCAGTGCATCTGGGCTGTGGCTGCATTCATGCCCTGGCTTCGGTGTCTTACCGTTTGCCGGAGCCTTCTCATAGCAATACCCTTCGAGTTCACGAATCAAATTCTCGCATGTGTCGAAGATTTTAATGCGCTTTTCTTTGAGCAGTTTCGTGACTCTCTGGATACCTACGTCTATGTCGTTATCGGCAGGTTCAATGCGTAATTTCGTTACGGTTCGTACTTCGTTCATCACAGCTACGGCGGCAGGGTCGTAGATCGTGTATGTGAACTTCTCCTGCTTCAAAAACGCGCCGATAATTTGAGCTAATTGCCGATTCTTGTAAAACTCTCTGTAAACGTAAAATTCTTTGCCTTCAGGATCAAACGAGATTCCAAGAACTGCTGTAGGATCGGTCCATCCATAGTCCAGGCCGCTCCACCTAGGCCAATGCTCAGGAATGACAAACGGCTCTACAACATGATCCAATCTGTCAAACTCAGGATAGATGAGCCCTTCGATCT